GCCAAATTTAGTTTGTGTTAGCAGATTACCAAATAATGCTCTTGTTCATCATCCTGATAAAACGAAACTTAAAAGAAGTGAAATTTCAGATCATTTACCATGGACTTGTGTTAAAACGCCGGCCATTTTGAGTGAAAATGATGTTAGAGCAAAAGGAATTGATCCTTTAGTTAAATCTATGCAACGTTTATCTGAAATAGATCATATACCTTATGATGATGAAGGACGTGGAGAAGTTATATTAAAAACTCTTTTTGAAAAATTGAAAGATTTAGATCCTAAAATTGGTTTATATCGTCATTTAACAGTTGAAGAAGCTGTTTTTGGTATTCCTGGGGTTTTAAATAGACTGAATCCTAAAACTAGTCCTGGACATCCCTTAGTTCATATTAAAACTAAACAAGGTAAAAAGGACTTTTTCGGATTTGACCAGTATGGTGAACGTTATTTAAATCCAATGTTTACAAACATGGTTAATGATAAAGTTAAGGAAATTTTAAATTATAATGATGGTGTTATTGACCATAGATTTATTTTATATTTAAAAGATGAATTAGTCTCTAAGAAAAAGATTGACAATGTTCGAACTCGTGGTATATTTGCAAATGATGTTGTATTTGTAGCCGCAGTGAGAGTTGTTTTTGGATCTTTAATGATAGCATTAACTTCTAATTTTGAGATAACTGGAATATCCACTGGTTTGAATCAAAATTCTAAAGATATGGATAGAATTTTCAAGTTCGTAACAGAATTTGGACCTGACATTATTGATGGTGATTTTGAAGCTTTTGATCAATATGCTGAGCGTTATTATCATTATTTATGTTATATGTTAATTGGTTCTTTGGCAGTTCATCATGGACTTTGCAAAGAAAATTCCATATTTTACGTTTATAAGCATGAAACACAATCTCCTATACAGTTTGGTAAATATATTGCCATTGTTAAAGATTCTATTAAATCTGGTGGTGTTTGGACTACCATAGTTGGTTGTTTCTTAAATGAGTTTTATAATAGAGATTGTTTCATGAGAAAATTTCCACATTTGTCTTTTGATAAATATTGCAAACTTGCTAAATTAGGTGATGATCATTTACTTGGTTTTGATTATGAGAAATTGAAGTATTCACCTATTGAACATGGTAAAGCAATGCAAGATTTAGGTCAAGTTTATACAAGTGCTTTTAAAGATCAGGAATTAGGAGAAAAACCAAAGAATTTTGATTCTATCTTATATCTTGGTTCACATCCTCGACGTGTGTGTGGAGGTTGGACTGGAGCTTTGAGAAAATCTACTTTAGAACAAATGGTTACTTATACGAGAGATAATGATTTAACCCTTGAACAGAAAATGCAGCAAGCACTGGATTTTGCTAGTCAATGGGATTATGATTATTTCTGTTATTATCGTGATAGTCTTAAAAGAGCTTATGAATTAACAGGTAAAACTTGGACATTCAATGATAATCATCCTGATTTACAAAATGTTGTTTATCATAGATCAGCAGATTCAGGTTTTGATTTTGGATTTGCTGTTGCACAAGGACCGGGTAATTGTGTTGGAAACACTATTAATGCAAATTTAGTTTATTTAAGTTCTAAAATAAATGAAATACTTGATGATCAAGACGATAATCGTCTTATTGAGTTGATGAGTTTATATAGAAAAAGAG